ACCCCATAGTCCATATGTCGGACACGGGTTTCCTCGGTTCCTTGATTGTTCTTGAGAACAATAAGGTCATCGAATTGAAGATGCCAGATGGGGTAGAAAACAGTTGCACTTGCATTACGGATACCACCTTGTGAACATGAACGTAAATCTCCAAACCACTTCTTTAAGAAGGGAATCATACCTGTGTGTTGAATCTCTCCGCCGCGAATAGGTGATCCTAAACTACGTAGGCGACCAATCTCTAAGCCAATGCCAGCACGTTTGCTAGCATACTTGGCCATCATTTCGCCGGAAGCAAAAATAGAATCCAAGTCATCGTCGGATCTAATAAGAACGCAACTACTAAACTGCTTAGTAGGAGTTCCAAGCCCAGCCAGAACCGGAGTGGCCAAGGTAAAGAGTCCATCACTAGCTGCGTTGTAGTATTCTTTGATGTAGCGCATTCTCGCGCTGTTCGGTTCTTCTTTGTGAAATACAGTAGCGGCCGCAACCATATATCGAATTTGTGGAGTTTCATAA